CCTGAAAAAAAGTCCAGTATTGCCGCGTCTATGGTGAAAGCTGCCGCCCACTACACCGGACAAATGCCGCCTATTATTCCAAAAGCAGAATCCGAAAAACCCGCAATTAAAGTTGAACATAAAATAAAATCAATGACACTAGCAGAATTGCAAGTAAGTCACCCGGCTATTTACGCGGAAGCGGTGGCCGTTGGTGCAGCAAATGAGGTGGATCGCGTAGGCGCTTACCTTGTTTTTATTGATGTTGACGCGAAGGCCGTGAAAGAAGGTATTTCGTCAGGCAAACCACTCAGCGCAACAGCGCAGGCAGAATTCGCCATGAAGGCTTATTCTCCGGAACGCCTTGCTGCCTTGAAGGCGGAAGCGGATAAAACGAAAGATGCTGGCGCTGCTCAGGAAACTCCTGCTGGAGCAACAACTGAGCCAACAGCAGCTGAAAAAGCTAACGCCGAAGTAATGGCGAAGCTCGGTATTAACGTTGATAAAAAATAATCGACATGGCATACTCAAATGGAATTTACACAACAGCCTATTCTCACGAAAAGCTGTTCATCTTTGATAACCGTTTCGATACGGCTGTCTATACAGCAGGTGGATCACCTGTAACGATCCCGAAAGGCACCGTGATGGGACGTATTGCCGCAACAAGCAAAATCGTTCCGATGACTTCTGCCGCAACAAACGGTAGTCAGTACCCGATTGGTATTTTGGCTGCCACTTATACTGTTGCCGCCAATGCTTCGCAAACAATGACATTCTGCGTTTCCGGTGAAGTGGATGAGGCACTTATCGACCTCCAGGGTTCTGACACATTGGCGACAGTTGTTGAGCTGAAAACAATCCGCGACAGAATCGGATCCGATTCCTTGGGAATTGACTTGAAAGTTGTTGACGAACTTTCCAAACCTTGATTAATCAACCTTTCAAACAACGAACAATGAAAAATATTTTTTCTATTCTTTATGCGGTGATCGCGGTAACTCTATTGAGTGTTGCGCTGTTCTCCGATCCTGAAACGGGAAGCCTTGGAGTTTCAGTTTCTGAATTTGCATCCGTAGTTGCGGTTCTTTTGCTGGCCTCGTTTGCCTTCAAGAAAAAAGCCGGGCATGCTTACGAGGTCATCACGATTGAAGATGCACGTGTTATCTTTACCAATGCCGTGGTTGCTGTTTATAACCAGCGTGTGCCGGTTACGGCTTTCCTGCGGTCATTCTTCCCGCCTGTTTATTCCCGAACGAAGTACATTACAGTAGGGGTTAAAAAGGGTACGGAAAAGGTTGCTGTTGACGTATTGCGCGGGACTGGCCCGAACAAGAACAAAAAGACGCTTGCAAAAGAGCTGACAATGTTGCCCCCTTACTTCAATGAGGCATTCAACGTAAACGAACTGGACATCTACGATCGTGCATTTGGACTTGAAAGAAACCCGAATGACATTGCCGACATTGCCGCGCAGTCTGCCGAGATGATCATGGACATCACCGACAAGATCGAACGAGCTTACGAGCTTATGTGTTCTCAGGTTCTGCAATCAGGAGTTGTTACGTTGGTAAATGGCGATACAATCAACTTTGGTCGTGCTGCCGGTTCACTTGTTGACCTTGGCGCAGGTAACTATTGGGGAACAACAACAGTCAATCCACGCAATGCTATCGAAGCAGCTGCGGAATACCTCAGAACAGTAGGTAAAGCACCTGGATCGGTTTACAATGTAATCATGGGTTCTGCTGCATATAACGCAATGATCAATAACCCTGTATTCCAAAATGCACAACGTGACATGATGAAAATCGATCAGGGTGAAATCTTGCTTCCTCAGCGTACATCGCTAGGCGCAACTATCCATGGTCGTATCTCTGCCGGAATGTACCTTTTCAACATTTGGACTTACCCGTCATACATTGAGGATGCAGCAGGCAATCAAACGCCTTACATCGATCCTAAAAACATGATCGTGCTTCCGGAGAACCCTGCATTTGTGATGGCATTCGCACAGGTTCCTATTCTGATCAACGATCCGGCTAACCGCGGTACAATGGGCGGCGCTTACGTAATGCGTGAGTACATCGACCAAGTTCATCAAAATCACGTAACAGAGATCAAATCAGCAGGTATTCCGGTTCCGGTTGCAGTTGACCAAATCTATACTGCGAAAGTAGTAGCATAATTTTTTAAGCCATGGCAAAGAAACAGTATACAGTAAAGTCACTTTACCTTTACGAGGGTAATAAAATGTATCGCAGCGGCGACATTGTGACGGCAGACAATTTCCCTAGCTCAAATTTTGAAAGCCTGATCGAGCGTGGTTTCATTACCGACGGATCGGCAGACGGTGAGCAGGATGAGGAAGAGGTTGACGAACGACCGGTATTATTCAGTGTTGACCGTGAAGGCCAGACATTCGATGTGCGTTCAATCGAAGACATCAACAAATCCGAGATCATTGACATTCTGAAAGCGAAAAGCATTGAACACAAGGAAGCCGACAAAAAAAGCATTCTGTGGGATCTGTTGAACGCTGACGGATCGGCAGACGGTGAGCAGGAGTAAGTAAATTTTTAATTTTGGTTTTAAAAAAGCCCCGGTGATCAATTCACCGGGGCTTTTTTCATAATCCGTTTTCTTTACGTTGTTTTGCAATGATTTTATGCAGATCCGTGTCGTCGTCTAAATGCCGGTCGTATTCCTGGTAAATTTCCTTCAACTGGTTCATCCTGACCTCGCTTTGATAACGCAGGTGCATAGATGAAATTGTCATCAACATGCCAGCGCCGATTAGTATAATCCTGCTCATTTCTTCCGGTATTTGTCGAAAACCTCCTTGTACTCGGCGATCGATTTCTCACCCCATCCTCGGGGCCATTTTGTCCTGCCTTCATGTGGTGGCAGATCGGACATTCGAATGTCCTTGAAAGGGATTTTTACAGAAGGGTTTTCCGTTGCCTTGATGGAATCCTCAATCAGGTTAAGCGTCCGCCTGCTGAAAACCTCGTTAATGTAGGGATCTTCGGTGAAGGTCTTCTCTTTCGCGAATTCAACCCACTTTTGATAACATTTCGTTGTTTCAATCAGGCACACTTCCGGAAGGTACTGAATACGATTCCCCAAAGCGTCACGTGGATCGAACACCTTTGCCATTAGCTCATCCAGCATCTCGGCCTTTTGTTCGGTTACTGTCATGGTTTAAGTGTTTGGAGGTTCAGGTAATGGCATCCAATGGGTAACTTGATTTCTTTGAATCTGTTCTGCGTACCGAAATTCCCTGTCAGCAGAATAATAAAGCCCTAAAACAAGACCATTTTTTTTGTGGCAAATTACAAAAGTGGCAAGTTCAGGCAGATCATCCTCCACGCTGATCCACTTCGGCTTAAACTGATCGGCGTATTCTTCCATTGCGCCAATAGCCGAATCATGAATCTTACGACCTATCTGTGTATCTTTACTTGACGTCGTCATCCCATGCCGATACAAGTGAACTTCTCTTATTTCCTCTGCACTTTTCATAACTCAAACGGTGTTTTATCAAAATTAATACTCATCCCGGCGTCCGCTACGTGAACGGTTTTACCGGTTACTTTTTCAATGCGCTCTTTGAACCTTTTTTCGTCGCTGTTGCTGTCCGAAAGGTGAATAAGCACAATGTTGTTGACTGCACTAAGATCGTTCGCCAAAAGCGCCTTTTCGCAGTTCTGAATGCTCATGTGTGATCGGCGCACGCGATCACTTACGTATTGGTTGCCGGTTCCGGCTTCTTCGCGCTCATTCAGCACGTCCTCGCAGTAGTTCGCCTCGATAATGATGTTGTTCAGTCCGCGGAACTTGTACTTCAAATAGTAAGTATCGGTGGCGAAAAGGACCACACCACATTCCGGATGATGAATCAGGAAGCCAACAGGATCAACGGCGTCATGCTGGATTGAAAATGGACGCACTTCGAATTCACCGATGCGAACGGAAGATCCTTCAGTGTATAGGAAACGAGCGCGCCGGCTTTCACCGGTCCGCATTGCTCCGTGCGTCTTCGTCGTGGCCCACACTTCGATACCTGCATGAAGAACATCGTCAACGCCTTTGCAGTGATCCTTGTGTTCATGCGTGACCAAACACCCCACAACCTTGCTAAGATCAAAATCCAGCCCTTTTTTAATGTCCTTGAATGGTATTCCGGCTTCGATGATCAGCGTTTCCCGTTTACCTTGCAGCAGGTAGCAGTTGCCTTTTGATGAGCTGCCGAGTATTTTAAGGTTCATAAATCGTGGTATTTTGGTTCGTCTTCCATTATTTTAAGCGCCTCATCCATGGCTAGTTCAATATCGTAATGAAAAACTGAATAAGAACCAACCGCATTCCGGGGATAAAACTGAACGTCTACCATTGTGTCTCTTTCAATCATAATGCTCAGAATATCGTCGTTTACTATGATGGATCCCTGTGAATACCTTAAATCATCTATGTATTCCGATACAGATTCGTGACAGTCTCTATGCAGATTTACTGTTATTTGTACGCTGTTCGTGCATTTGCTGCAAAGCAATTTAAGTTTATCCATAATTCGTCTTGTAAAGGGCGGGTTTCCCCGCCCTGGTTGTTACCTCCCTGTCGGGTATTCTCTTCTTTCGCAGCCCGGCTCATCGGCGGTAACCGATTCAGGAGTTACGACAATTTCACCGAATTCAATCCGTCCCTCGTCGAAGTATTCAGCCTCCGGTCGCTTATTTGATAAGTCCACTCTTGGCGTAATCATCACTTGTTCACAACCGTACATGTACTGAACAATTCCGGTGCATACGCCGGTGAATCCGGTTACTTTGTCTGTGGCAGTTTTGCCGAGATTTTTGTATTTATCCATTTTACTTTTAATTTACACTGTTTCCGGAAAATCAATTCCCCCGGTGGTTTCTTCTTTTGGCTCGAGCTTTTCCGCCGATTCCTCGGTTACATCTTCAAACCCGATAGTTTCCGCGTTAGCGTGTGTGTCTATTTCATGCTTTACCTGCTCGGCAACGGTCGGCGCTTTGTCTTCATTGAAATACAGATGCGCGTCGTCACTCGTTGCGATTGGCTCCTTGCATGCCCGGTTAATTACCGTCTTCTTCGCCATTTCCTGACGGAAGTTTTTATGCGCCGGGCTGTTGCCTTTTGTCGCGCCCTGCTGCCAAGACTGTTCTATTTCCGAAATAGTCATTATCTCGGTAGTTTTAGAACCGTCGGCGTAATGAACGACTGCGTAAGCGCCTTTGATCTTCCCGTTGTCGATGTTGGCGAATTCGGTTTCGTGCTTCGTGACTTTACGGATCCCTGTTTCAAGGTCGATTCCGAACTCAAAATCATCCCCCTCGTAGATGATCACCGGCACAACCTTGGTAACACCTGCCACACGCTTTGCAAGTGCCACGGAGCCATTGTAAGAGCGCTGGTAGCCCAACTGGTTGCCGTATGGAATGAAATAGCACTGATTCTTTGCTACCGAAAGCCCCTGTACTACCATTTTCAGCAGTGAGTTCGCGATACTGGCCGGCGTACATGCCTCGAATACTGATTTACCGCTCACTACCATGTCCGCAAGGAACAGCTGTGCTGATTTCAAGGCGTTTTCTGCGGAATAACCATCAGGCAGGCGCAACTCTCCGTTCCCCTGTAGTTGCTCGATCGCTCGAAGCACGTCCGTAGTGATTTCCTTGGCGTTTCTTTTTGCCGGGGTTTCGTCTTTTGCCGTTGTCGGCGTGTTGTCTTTACTCATCTTACTTTTTTATTGGTTATTAAAATCGTTTTCTCTTTCCTTCGCCGAAACTCGGACTATTCCGTAGGCACTCAACCCCATGGTAAACAGCGATCCAAAGAACCACCAAATAAAGGCGAAATCGAATTTACTGAATACGATCGCCAGCAGGCAGGATAAACCTGAAATAATAGTTGATAAAAAGGATAGTATGAATAGTATTACTGCAATTTTTTTCATTTTATTTTTATTTTTTTAAAAGTGATTGTAATTGAATGCTCATCTTCTGATGTCGTTTTAAGCTCTACATCGAACTCCTTATTTTCTCCGATATAATTACCAACCCGGAACGGAACCTTTAAGCTTACTTCTAATCCACCGAACCAGAATTTAATAACGTCCGTGGAGTTATGTTCAAGTGTGTCAAATGATTTATCTACAGTAACCTCAAATGTATCATCATCAATAATTTTAAGAATTGGTTGTTTCATGCTGTTTTGTTTAGAAGTCATTGGTAAAATAGTGCGCCGCAATGTACAAACAGCATACAAGGAAGAGAAACATGAATAAAAAAGCTGTTGGGCCAACCCACCAGATACCGTTGTCAAAATGGTAACATACAAAAGCTGATGCGTAGACACTAAAAACGCCTATGATTAAGGCTATAACTCTATTTTTCATGCTACTTTAAGGGTTTTCTGTCCTTTTACAACGACAAGGTTAATAATTTGGCATTCTATTGCCGGGATTTCAGAAACGCTTTCCCGGTTATCGATGAACACCGGGGCCACGTATTCGAAATGCTTTTGCAGAGTTGCGATAATATCGATGCCCGCCTGAATTTTTCCAGCCGTGTTAAGATCACTGAAAGGCACTCCGTTGATCATGCACACGCATGTAGGAGCTTCGCCGCCTTTAATCTGGTTTTCGAACATCTTGAATTTTACCAAAGAGAAAAGGCTGTTAACGCGATTTTCAACCATCTCAATCTTAGCTTTGTTGAATTGGTCGATCTGCATTTCAATTTTCTCCATTCCGGCAAGTTCCTGCGACAACCTGCGCTGCTCATCGGTCAGTTCCTTAATGCGTTTGTCGGATTTTTCAATAGTCTGCTTTCCGGACAACTCGATTTTCAAAACGTCGATTTTACGTTGCAGTTCCAGGATCTTAATTTTAAGATCCTGGGTCGAGGCTTTTCCCTGCGTTTCGAAAACATCGGGCATTGCTTTTAACTTTTCCTTAAGTTCGGTCAACTCTGCGCTAACGGGTTCTTTTTCTTCGGGAACCGGCAGAATTTGTATTCCTTCAATCTCTGCTTTCAGCTCGGATATGGCAGAATTTTCGGACTCAATTACATTCTTCTTGCCCTTGATGACTGCGTTGTTTAGTGTTGCCTTGTCTGCAAGTTCTTTCATCTTCGATGCCCGATCAGCATTTGCGCGTTGCGTTATTTCATTCCAGCGTGCTTCAATTTCTTGCTGAGGAAGCGCCTGCCCGCAGGTAGGGCAATCTTCATTTGGTCGATCTTCAGATGTGACAGGAGTTGCATTTAATTTTGTCCACTCCTCCTTTAAGGAATCGTTCCGCAGCCGGATAAGATCGATTTCATTACTGTTAGAGGCTACTGAGCCTGAGTATTGAACAATTAGACTTTTTTTCGCTAAAATATCCTGCTCCTTTTCGGAGTTTTGCTGAATAATACGCAGTCGTTCCGTATTGGCCTCGGTTTTCAATCGGTTTTCTTCCTGCTGGATTTTCAGCGTCAAATTATTCTTTTCCTGAATTTTGGCTGAAACCTTGTCAAAATCCTTTTGATATGCAGCTGATTGGTCATCAATTTTAACCTGAACAGAATCTTTCTCTTTCTCCAGCCCTGAAATCTCATTTTCGATAGATTCCCAGTCCTTTACGGCTGGTTTCATTCGGTCAACCTCATCGATGCGTGAAGGAATTACGGAAATTTCATCTTTTATTTTCGACTTTTTCACGGCGATCTCCTTTTTCTTGTCTTCAAGAGACTTATCGGAGTTTATGATATTTATTACTTCGCCGTAATCATTTTGAGGTGTTGCGATTTTATCGAAAACATCGTCATCCGTAATCTCGCCAGCAATACCCGTTAGGATCGCCCGGCGCTGTTCCCACTTCAAATGAGTGTTGAAGTACATCGGATCGGTTATCATCCTGGCAAACTCAGCCGGAATAATTGTATTAATCACCTGCGCATACTCTGAAGCCGATTTCGGAACTTCATTCACAAAGTAAGAAGTATCATGTCCTGTCATTTCCATCGTTTCCGATCCGCGCCGCTTTGTCCATTTTTCCTTGTAGATCACCTTCAATTCGACTTCGGCCCCGTTATTCAGGATAATTCCGGAAACTTCGTGCTCGAGCTTCGGGAAAGCGTTATTGTCTTTGTCCAGCGTCTTAATGCCGAACTGCTTTTCGTTCGCGGAGTTCTTCTGCCAAAGCAGGAAGTTGAAAGCATCGAAAACGGTAGTCTTACCGGTTTCGTTGTCGCCGGTGATCGTTGTTTCCCCGTCGTTGAAATTAACTTCAAGCGATTTTGTGCCTTTGAAATTCCGCAGGCGAATGGTTTTAATCGTGATTTTGCTCATCGTCTTAAATTCGTTTGTTGGCTGCAAATCTATTAATTATTTCCGATAATACAAACATTTATTGTTTAAAATACAAAACCCCGAAATTAAATCTCCGGGGTTTTTCCTAAATACAAACGAATTAATCAAAAGCCCAGGCGGGCTAAACGATAAACAGCGCTAAATTAGGAATTATTATCGGAAGTTCATGTTTATAATAATTTTGGCTGATCCTGATGAAATGTTGCGGGCTGAAAACTGAATCCAATCGACCGCAGGTTATCGATATCAACCTGTAGTTCGAGCGGCCATTGTTGAAACGGGCAGCTCAGAGACTTATTCCCATTGTCTATGAAGAAACCGAAATCCTTAAGCGCTTTCCTTGACTTCAGGAAAGTTTTCTTTCTTTCTTTCTTTCTTTCTAAAAACGTGTGAAAGCCCATTAAAAGCAAAGTCGGCTTGTAATTGCCGGTATTCCGCGTTTGTGATCGGCATTTGACCTCGGATGATGCTTTCGGCGTTCGCATAATTTGTCTTGAACGCCTGAATGATTATCGGGGCATTTTCTTTTGTTACGGTGAATTTTTGCATGACATTAATTTTTAGTCCTCATTTGTGCCAGCAGCCATTTAAGCCACTTAACTTCATTGATCGTATTACCCGACCAATCTCCGCCTCGATCGGGCGAGTAAACATTTCCTATTCTGCTGATTCGCATACCGGCTGTATTTGGTCGTAAGAAACTCTGTGAGCACCTTCCTCGCCGTCAACAATAACTATAACGCTATTGAGTCCGGTCATTCTCACAATTGCTGGTTTACCGTTGTAAATTACCGGCATTCCTGATTTAACTTCGATTGCTTTCATTTGTCGTGGATTGAGCCGGTTACCGTAAATCTACCGAAATCAATAGGGTAAGATTGAGGTCTTTCATCTTTAAAAAGACAATAACATCCCTTTTCAGAGTAGTACTGAACAATGCAGCCATCTTTATCAATATCCCCTTCAAAAATATTGGTTCCGTTCTTGTCTGTTCGCCCCGTGAACTGCCCGGCTGTTTCGGGAGTTACTGTATGGAATCCGTATGGATTCATTGGTGAATGATCAGTGGACATAATTTGAACTACTTTCGGATCGATACGCTTACCCCGCATGTCTAGCAGGCTCCCGTATACCCACTCTCCGTTATCTTCCCGCTTTCCTCGGAATAAAATTTCCCTATCCATAATCAGTACTTTTTAGCGATTACCATTTTACCGTTGACCCGCTGCAAAAACTTGCCCTTATCGACTTTAGAAATCATTTCCTGGATCTTATCGTGCGGCGCGCGGTACTCACCCTTAAACCAGTTACAAACTGTGGCGTAAATAAGCCCGTTATTGTCGCAGAACTGTTTAAGGTTCGTGTCATTTTCCAAAAGAAGCTTCTTTAACTCCTTCTTAATCTGCAATCTGTCCTCTTTTGATGTATAAAGCATGTCTTTTGATTAAATTCGTTTTACAGCACAAATATAAACATTAATTATTTACATATAAGCGATATTTATTTTAAATTCTCGAATCTTCGTGCTGAATTATTTGGTAAACGTCGCCGTTTTTGAATGCCAGATGCAGGTTTCCTACCTTTTTGTGCAGCTGGTTCATTGTAACGATTTGGTTTCCGTGATGAAACTTGGCTCCGTTCTCATCAACGATAACCGGCATATCTTCCAGAGCTTTAAAGTAGGATAATACCGTTTCGACCCATGGGTTTTTGCTGTTGTTCAGGAATTGACTGACGTTTACAGCGCTAACACCGATGTTCGTTGCCATTTGTTTACCGGTCATTTGATTGTCATGCATCAGCTTTGAAACCAGGTCATTGATTTTATAGCTTCCTGTTGGTTGAATTTTGCTCATAATTTACATTTTGATGTAAATCTATTAATAATTAATAGATTAATGGGCTTCGATGTGATGAAATGTTAAATTCAAAAATAATTTCAAACTTTATATTGTTGTTTTAAAACAATAGCGTATATTTGTCAGACAAACGAATTAATAAATGATTATGGCAACAATTAAAAAGAAACACGTAAAAGCTTTGGGCTTTACGAAAAACGAAGTAGCGACAGCCGATATAAGGGCTACTGGATCGCCTTTGAATCTCAAAAGCACGCTGTACGAAAAGCGAACAAACGAGTACACTATCGAGATCGTTCTTACCAAAGACCGTCCAGAAGAGCCGGAAATTTCAATTGTTATAGGCGACGAAAGAGTATCTTTCCCAGGCGCATACAGACTTAAAGATTTACAGCTTGTTCTTTATTTCCTACACGGAGAAGATCGCTATTCTGAATATTTCGGCGGTGCATTCGAGACGCGTATAATCAAACAAACGCCGGTTCCGGAAAGAATGTTTACAAAGGATCATTTGTTATTGGCTTTTGTAGACGGGCAGCACACGCCAGTGATGAGCAAAGGCGGTATTTCATCTCACGAATGGTTTGAAAAGAAATACCCACAGGGATAAAAAGTATTGGTGCTGTTCCCATCTGAACAGGTTTTCATGATAAGCCTCTCGATCTCCCTACAGGTCGGGAGGTATTTTAATACCTGAAACTATGGGGTACATCGAACTAATATTAATGTTATTTTCACCAATAACGTTTGGCATTTTTATTCCGATTATAATAGCATTCTCTCTATTTGCTTCGCCTGGAAATTTAATACCTGTGCTATGGGTGTTGTATGTTATTGTCTGGTCTTACATTTTTAAAAAACTAACAGGTCACTCAGCATGGCACTGATACAGCGGAAGCCGAAAAGCTTATAGAGTAGGCAAATTATAAATAAATACAAGTATGTACACATTACGCAGAATCGCCGGAAATGGCGTAGAAATCAATCAATCGATTGGAACATCTTACACACTGATCCGTAAGGAGCAGAATCCTAAAGAGTTTGAAAGGGCTATGGAGGTTAATGCCGATTATGTGAAAGGGAGCGAAGCCACTATTTTTGCGCTTATTTCCTTTCACAACGGAACTTCTGTATCATGGCAATTTCTCTACACAGGGCAGAAGAATTTCATTATGAATGAAACCGGAGGTACTTTCGCTCACATTAAACCGGATTAAGGGGTTTAAGAAATGTCACTCTTACCTTACGCTAAAGCAGCCCCTTATGGGGGCTGCTTTTTTATTTGAATAAAATTCCTTTAGTATTTATGGAGTTTTGCGATGGATTCAGTAGCGTAGGCGGATCTGTTTTTCCAGTCCTCAATTCGACCGTCCTCACACTCTTCAAGGCGCTCTTCAACTTTTGATATTCGGGAGTTTTGCCAGACAATAGCAGTTGTCATAAGTACGAAAACGATTCCCATTTTAAGTATTTCGCGAAGCGATTCAGTGGTTATTTCTTTCATTCGTCAAACCATTTATTCAGTGAATTGTGTACGGTAATCCCGGCAGCAAGCATTAGGAACATAATCCACTCGTTCCAGCCTAAAAGAAAAGGATCGAAAAAGAACTCATCCAGACAGCGGTTAAGCGTCGCAATCACCGTTAGTTGCCAGATAAGCCTCTTAGGCTGCATACAGAATGCTGAAATAGCCAGGAATAGAACCCCTAAAGACTCTGAACGTGAATGAAACATTACGCCCGAAATGTACGGCCAAAGTGTAAAGGATGCGACTGAGAATATCAGGGAAATCCAGCCGAATAGTGGCGCTATTTTAAATGACTTTCTCACAGATCCCTTCTGTCTTTTGGGCGACCGCCTATGTGGCGTGTTGCGGTTCTGATGTTGGGGCTTGAAACATGCACGACAACTTCCGATAAATCTGATGGAAGCGTGATCTTCACCGGCGTATTGTCTTTTATTTGAACCGTTGTTTCAATTCCGTCAGGAGTCGTATAAATTAAATCAGCCATTTTTTAAAAAAAGTTTAATTGACATAAAAGTAAGTAAAATAATTTTACAGGCATGTTAATTTCATTCATCTATACCTTAGCGTATTAAAATGTTTCCGCATACGCTTATATTGGTCGGCGGAGTGGCCCAAGTGGGGTTGACTAGCTGAACCTCTACATAATCTCCTGCCGTTACCGAAAGACTCATTGACGTATTCAGGAACGTTCTATGCGCATTAATAGTGGCAACGGATGCAACCGTAGCAAGCGTTCCGTCGCCCTTCCTTATGGACATGGCCCATGACTCCCCTGTTCCCACAGTACCGTTTGTGAGTATGTTTATTGCCACGCCAACCAAAACGCCTGTTTTAGGAATGTAAATACGTCGCGATCCTGCCGCAGTACTTCCTCCCAATGCCGGGTAATTTCCGATGTAAATTGTCTGTGCATTGACAGGTGTGAATAGCGGCGACATTACGGACAGGGTGAATATTTTTGCGTCCAATAGCGACTGAACAGCCGAAACAGCCGCGGTAGAAAAATCAGAAATTGTTGCCACCGTCTGTGTTCCGGTGTGATTCGCCCGGCTGCGGTTGTTAGTGTCCCTGGCGTTAAGCTGTGAGGTTGTTTCGTATCCTGATGGATTGGAAGCGTCGTATTTTGCGTTAAGCGCGGTTTGCGTAGCCGAGCTTACGGGTTTATTCACATCGCTCGTGTTATCAGCATTCCCAAGACCCACCTGCGCCTTCGTCACGCTATGCGGGTTGTCTGTTCTCGATAGGTGAGCGACGACAGTAGCGCCGTTGGTGCTGATCCACGAAGCAGCCGAATCATAAGCTGATTTCAGTGCTGTTGTGAAAGCCTCCGTGATAGCGTCCAGAATGCTTTTGTTTGCATGCGTATGCGAATTCGCCACCGACTGAGTAGTATCAAGGTCAGGAACATTCCCAAGCCCGATCTGTGCTTTGGTCGGCGCCGGAGCGGTTACGTTTATTTCAATTTGATCAGGCATAAGATATGTTTAAATTGATGATAGATTCCCCTAATGTTGGTACATAAATGGTGTCTTGCTGAATGTTATTAACGGTGAACAATATTTCTGTATCAGGTAAAATGCCTGTATCTCCGCTGTCCACTTCCAGTATTTCCGAACCCTCGCTATTCACAATAACTGCAGGCGCGCACAAAGGCGGAACCGGCGGAACCGGAAAAGGCCCGGCGTCATAGTAGTAGCCTTGGTTAGACAAATTGAGTAAAACCTGTGTTCCATTCCCCTGAATAAGAGGCGCGATATCAATAGGCTCATTTTGCCCTGATCTGACCTGTAAGGCCACCCTGACCATGTGTAACGAAGTGGAGTCATCCCGATCTATTTCACCGGACTCAAACCCCGTTATATGCGAACCCATTATGAAAGGCGGCTGGAAGTTTAAGGTCTTGTAAACTGGATTTTCAAGTATTCCCTGAACCACACCTGCCAGCTGCTGCGCGGCAAAGGCCGAAATACTATCTCCGCCTGTTGTTGATGTTGTTGATCCCTTGCAAAATATCTCAATGCTGAACTGATAAGTACCGTCTGAGTCGATTACAGTCTGGTTGTCGTAGTCGCCCCGGTTCGTCTGAATGTTTATCACAGGGCATTCGTCGGGCATGACCGGCTTAAATCTTTCTACATACACCGTACTGGATAAGTTTGGATTCGTGGAAAGCGCGAACTGCGCGGCTATTTCAATGGTCAGTATTTCTCCTATCCTGTTACGGATCAGCTCGTAAGATCTTGAAGGAAT